CGTTCCAGCCAGCGAGGCGGTGAGGCGAACAGCGCCAGCGCAGGCTACGCAGCCGGATGAGGAGGAAGACGGAACAATCCCCTTCTGATCGACCCGGAATACCCTCCAGCCCCGCCACTCACTGAGTCGGCGGGGTTTTTCGTGTCGGGATACGACGGGCGCAGGACTGGTGCCTTTAAAGGATAGCGACGGGGGGTGCCGTTAGGTCAAGGCTGAAATCGCGGGGGCGATGGTTGACAAGCGCAATACGCTTGGGTTAGGTGGCTACATGCCAAAGAGAAACGCTTACGAACGGAGGGGGAATAATAATGAAAGGACCGTCCGCGAAAAAGCAGGGGCAAACAAACCGATTACCCGCCGAGAGATGCGGGCAGCGTTTGAGGCCTGGCAGGCCGGGAGGGCTGAGGAAAAGACATCAGCGCACAAGGATAGCGTTGAGGGAATGTCAAGGCCTGCCCGTGATAACCCTTTGATGGATAGCGATAACCATAAGGTTAAGGATAGCTTATGATAACGATCTGGATACCCCCGGTAAGTAATCTTTTACGTTATGATAATGCTTAAAGCGCTGCGTCGCAAGTGATTCCCGTATGCAAAACCCGCCGAGGTAGGAACCAAATGCCAAAGACAACAATAGCCGCCGCTTGTCGGGATCGAGGGGTTAACCGCAAGGACTGGGACGAGGCAAAGCGCCAAGGCGTGGATTGCTGGGATCGCGCCGCGCTTGACGCATGGCTGGGCAGCCGTCGCCACCGCATCAAGGACGGCACCGAGCTTTCGGAACCAGTGGCTACCGCTCAGACTCTTGAGCAGATGGAACACGCCATCCGCTCTGCTACGAACATCGACGACGTAAAGATCCTTAAGGAGAAGGTTCTCGCGCTGAAAGGCATCGTTGCCGTCCAGACCGACACCCGTGAGCTTGTGCCGGTGGGCGAAGTCCGGCAGTCCATGACGCGTGTTTGCAGTGCCGCCCGTGGCGAGCTAATGAAGCTGACTTCGGATTTGCCGCCGCGTCTTGAGGGACTCCCGGCATCGTCCATGTCCAAGATCATCAAGGCGGAAATCATCGCTATCCTGACCCGCCTATCCGACGAAACCAGCGCACTTTATGCCGACTGACGCAGCCATTTCGGGCGCATGTCTAGGATTCCGCCCCCCGACTCAGCTTACCCCGTGGCAATGGTCAGCGGAAAACGTCCGCATCCAAAACTCCGAGCGAGCCACTAAGTTTGACCCTGAGCAAACGCCGTGGTGGAAAGCGCCCCTTGAATGCGCTGGCGATAGTGACACGCGGGAAGTCGTGATCCTCGCGCCGACAGGCTCGGGCAAGTCTACGCTCGCGGAGGCGTTAATTCCCTACGTTGTCTCAGAAGACCCTGGCCCGATGCTCTACGCCTCGCAGACCGACGAGGACGCGAAGTTTTGGGCGGAATCGCGGTTAATTCCGTCTCTGAAATCATGTCCCGCATTGACGGGTTTATGGCCAGAGGATCGCCACAAGTCGCGGAAGCTGGAGATCATATTCCCTCACATGCCGCTCGTTCTCGGCGGTGCCAACCTGTCCAACTTCCAAGAGAAGTCGATGCGGTGGCTCTACGGCGACGAGGTGTGGACGTGGAACAAGGGGCTAGTCCGCGAGTTCCTAGCCCGCCACCACGACCGATGGAACCGCAAGGTCTTCCTTGTCTCGCAGGGCGGCACGACCGAAGGCGAGCTTCACCTTGAATGGCTGAAAACCACGCAATCCGAGTTCTCTTGGCGCTGCCAGAAATGCGGGCACCCGCAAGCCTACAATTTTGATTCACTCCGATTCGACAAGATCACACGGGAAGACGGGACGATTGACGAGCAAGCATCGGCAGATACTGCCCGCATGGAATGCTCTGCCTGCCGCCATGCCTACCCGGACAACGTGATGACCCGCCGCCAGTTGGCTGGGTCGAACATGCACAACGGAACGCTCGGCTACATCTCGACAAGCGAAGGCGCCATTCGCGGATACGAAGGCTTCCACGTCGATTCGCTGGCGGTATGGTGGGTGCCGTGGTCCGCAGAGGTGCTGGGATTCCTTGAGGCAAAGCGGATGCTGGCGCTGGGCATCGTGGACAAATACCGCCAGTGGAGGCAGAAGCGAAGGGCGCTTTTCTGGTCCGATGATTGCGCCGACGCTCAAACCAGCCTTGCCCGGTCAAGCGACTTCACGAAGGCGGATTGCGAAGAAGGAAAGCCCATTGAAGGCGAGGAAAAGCGGTTCATGACGATTGACGTAGGCGGCAACCATTTCTGGGTTGGCATTTGCGCCTGGCGAGGGGCTGGTGGCGGATGCCGGGTTTTGCACGAAGGATTCGCGGCATCTGAGGGCGGCAACGAGGACAAGCTGGCCGATCTAGCCAAACGCTACAACGTCCCTGACTCGCACGTCTTCATCGACATCGGATTTGAGCAAGACCGGATCTTTGACCTCTGCCACGTTCACGGGTGGACGGGAATTAAAGGCGAAGGCAAGAAGCAGTCCTTCCGGTGGGCGAAGGACGGCAAGACGGTTGAGCGGCTGTTCTCGCCCCGGCAAAGAGCCAGGGCAAAGCGCGGCGGGCTGGTCAACTTCTTCTTCGTCGCGACAAACCCGATCAAGGACATCCTTTCTCGGATGCTCGCGGGCAACGGTGCGCCCATCGAGCTACCCGCCGACCTTTCGCGGGCTTTCGAGGCGCACATGCGAAGCGAGCGGCGCGAGATGATCCGCAACGCCAAGACCGGCGAGGAGTCGGCAATCTGGGTGACGAAGAACCGAAACAACCACCTTTGGGACGTGATGGTTTACCAGGTCGGCGCCGCCTTGATGTTCCGATTGTTCGACGAATAGCTCGTATCCTTCATCCTTGCCATTCGCGAAAATGACCACATTTCGTGGGCGTGAACGTATCCGCGACCGCCCGATTGATCTACCGCGCCACGCGAAATGACGCATTGGCGGTGGCTTCGATCCGATCAGAATATACCGCGCTGGCGCTTTCGCTCGCTACCGATCCTGACTCGGCTTTTGAGCTAACGAGCAGCACGGTTAACGGTCAGACATTTTCCGGCAAGCGCACTACAACCAACGGTGAGCGTCTAGCGATGCTTTCCGAGATCATTTGGTCTTACGACAATGGGCAGGCACTTCCGCGCTCAACCCGGATCATTTTTTGACCATGAGTTACGACGCAAACAGCACGCTGAGTATTCCGCATTTCGCGCACGGTGCCAATCGCGGGCGGGATCGTGGCCCGCAGTTCCACGATAGGAACGCGGACATCGACAAGCTGATTCCTAGCTACGACCGCAAGCGACTGGTTTCGATTTCCTCGCGGCTGTTTACGAACATGGGCGTCGTGAAAGCGGCGATCCTCCAGAAGGCAGACTTCAGCATCGGAGAGGCATGGCTTCCGACCTACACCGGCCCGTCCGACATGGTGGACGGGAAGGCGATTGCGACCTTCATTCGCAAAGTCTGGTTCCCGTCCTGCGATGTTCGCGGCGGGATTCACAACTGGCACAAGCTTCTTGAGCTTACGAGTATCGCCATCGACCGAGACGGCGAAGCGTTTTGGCTGCTCGTCAAAGGCAATGACGGATTCCCGCGCATCCAGCAAATCCCGTCCCACCGCGTCGATTCCGGCGGCTACGGTGAGCAGGCAGCAAGCGGTCGATGGAAGGGGCTACGAATCAGGGATGGCATCATCTACTACCCCGGCGGGAGACCAGCCGCCTATCGGATCATCACCGGCGATTCAGCCGATCAATTTGAGGATGTCGCGGCTTCCGACGTGATCCACATTTTTGATCCGATCTACCAAGAGCAAGGGCGCGGATTGCCATCCACAACGCACGGCATCGAGGACTTGAAGCATTGCCTCGCGTCCACCGATGACGAGCGCATCCGGCAAATGATCATCAGTCGCCTGCACCTCATCGAATACAACGACAAAGGCGGGCCGGATGAAAACGATCCGATGGTTTCGCTTTCGGAGGTGGCAATCAGCGAGGAGGACGGGCCAAAGATTCTGGTTGAAGAGGCCGGAGGCGGCAAGGTCTACATGAAGGCCGGAAGCGGTCAGAAGATTGAGCAAATCAAGCATGAGTCGCCCGGTGAGATTTGGCAGTCATTCCAGAACCGCATGATTCGCTCGTTCCTCGCTGGGATGCCGTGGCCTCAGTCCTGGGTGTGGGAAGGATCAGGACAAGGCACGCATGAGCGCGTCGAAGTCATGAAAGGACGCCGCGCCATCAAGCAGCGCCAGCGCACGCTCGACTACGCAGCAACTCGCGCAATCGCGTGGGCATACTCCATTTTCCACTACGACCTCAATCGCGTGCCGCTGCTAGACCACCCGCTCTCCTGGAGCTTCACGAAGCCGCCCCGATGCACCGTTGACGATGGCCGTGAGGCATCAGCGCAGCGCGACGACTGGCGGGCTGGACTCGCCAACACCGACGAAATTCTCGAGGCGAAAGGCATGACGGAGGATGAGTTCTACGAGCGCCGCGCACTTGGGGTTGCTCGCAGAAAGGTCATCGCACGCCGCGTGTCTGAGCGTGTTTCTTCCGAATCCGGCTACGAGATCACGGTCGAAGACCGCGAGATGGCCATGCTCACGCCAAACGAAATGGGACCAGCGCCAATGGCGACACACGCGGAGGAGTCATATGCCACCGAGGAGGAATCCGACGATGCCTGAGGAAAATTACCCAACCGAAGGCATGATCGAGGAGGCCCAGAGAGGTCTTGAATGGCGGCGTGAATACGGGCGCGGAGGCACCGCAATCGGAGTCGCTCGCGCTCGCGACATCGCAAACCGAGCCAATCTCTCTGACGACACAGTCCGCAGAATGAACAGCTACTTCTCGCGCCATGAAGTGGACAAGAAGGGGCAGGGCTTTTCGCCAGGCGAAGACGGCTACCCATCTGCTGGCCGCATCGCGTGGGCGCTGTGGGGCGGCGATCCAGGGCAAACATGGGCGGCTGCTTGGGTGCGCCGAAACGAATCTGACAACTCAACAAATGGAACGACTATGAATCTGATCCAGATCGAAAACAGGACCGGCAAAGTGAAGCTGAACGACGCGGTCACGCCGTGGAGTTCCGACGACTTGATCGGTGATATCGACAGGCTATACGGGGCAAAAGCAGTGGCGGAAAACCTTCGCGTTGGCGAGTTCACAGCGAAGGCTGACGACGCGCTGGAAACGCTGGAGATCGAGATCAACAGCCCAGGCGGCAGCGTCCTCGATGGATACCGGGTTTACCATTCGCTCATGGGAATGCGCGAACGCGGCGTCCGTGTCATCGCCACAGGCAATGGAATCGTCGCCAGCATGGCTTCCGTGATCTTCATGGCCGCAGATGAGCGGCGAATCACGCAAGGCTCGCGGATCATGATCCACGAAGCGCAGCAGACCGTTTCTGGCGACTCCTCCGACCACGCCCGAGCAGCCAAGATCCTTGATGAAATGAGCGATGAGATCGCCGCCATTTATTCAGGCGTAACGGGAGCGGATAAGGACGAAATGCGCGAATTGATGCGCGAAGAAACATGGATGGGAGCAACCGAAGCCGTGGATCGGAAGTTTGCCGATTCCATCGTGGGAAAATCTCCCGTTGACATTCGCGACAATGGCCAAAAATCCAAAACCACAAGCATGAGCATTCTCGACCGACTACTTCCTAACGGAGAACTCCAGTCCAAGCTCGACTTCGCCAACGGCGAACTCGTCGCCAAGGATACCGAAATCCAAAGCCTCACCGCGAAGCTCACGGAAGCAGACCACCTGATCGCTTCTGCAATCGACGAGGTTGCCGAGTTCAAGGCTCAGGCCGAAACCTCTTCTGCTCTCGCCAAGGCTGAAGCCGAAGCGCACGACGCAACCAAGACCGAACTCGCCACCGCGCAATCCGCTTCCGCGCCCGAAGTCATCGAAGCGAAAGCCGTCGAACTTGCATCCGCCGAAAACCCTCCTGAAGCCATTCAGAAAGTGATCGCCTCCCGCGTTACCGAAGAACTCGCCGCAGCAGGTCACGACAAGCCGATTGCGAACACCGAGACTGATGTGGGCTGCAAGACCATGCCTCGCGCCGAGTTCAACAACCTTTCGCACCCAAAACGAAACGCCTTCATCCGCGAAGGTGGAAAAATCACCGACTAACCAACTCTCACTATAGACCATTATGGCAAACGACATTTCACTCACTGGACTCACTGAAGTCCTCTATCAGGCCCGCGACATCGTCGCTCAAGAGCCAACTGGCTTTGCTCAAGGCGTTATCGTCAACGGCGGATCTGAAGGCGTTTCCGCTGGCGGCACCGTCATCTCGATGCGGACCACCGAGCCGACGCTCGAAACCACCTACGCCCCAGCAATGGTGCCGCCTGATGCCGCTGACATCACGACCACCGCTGAAACCCTGGCGCTTTCGCTCTTTGCTGGCGCAAGCATCCCGCTCAAGGGCGAGCAGTGGGCGCAGCTTGCGAACACCGTGGGCGCTGAAGCCGCCTTGCAGTCTCTCTACGCTCAGGCTATCCGCAAGATGGTCAACCAGATCGAAACCACCATCGCAACGGTTGCCTACCAGAACTCCAGCCGCGCCGTTGGAACCGCTGGAACCACGCCATTCGGCTCTAACTTTGAAGTCCTTTCGGACCTCTACCGCATCCTTGAAGACAACGGCACCCCGATGTCCGATGGTATGCTGTCCTGCGTGCTGAACACCGCCGCGAGCGCCAACCTCCGCAAGCGTTCGACTCTCACCAACGTGGGTGACGCTGGCACGGATGCCACCCTTCGCCGGGGTGAGCTGCTCAACCTGTTCAACATGTCGATCCGCTCCAGCGCGGGTGTTCAGTCCCACACCAAGGGCACCGGCACCGGCTACCTGATCAACAACGGCAACGTGGCGGTCGGATCGACCACCCTCACGGTTGACGGCGGCACGGCTGGCGGAACCGGTATCAAGGCTGGCGATGTGATCACTGTTGCCGACGATCCAAGCGCAGGTGCCTACGTCGTCAAGACTGGTCTCACCACCGCCTCTGGTAGCTTGGTGATCAACCAGCCAGGATTGCGCGGGCTTATCGTCAACGACAAGGCCGTCACCGTTGGCGACAGCTACGCAGCCAACGTCGCCTTCCACAAAAACGCCATCGAGCTTGCGATGCGCCCGCCTGCCCAGCCACCCGGTGGCGATGCTGGCGAGGAGATCGCCACGCTGTTCGACGAGCGCACCGGCCTCTCGTTCTCCGCTCGCCTCTACAAGGGCTACGGCATGAGCCAGATCAAGCTGATGTCCTTCTACGGCGTCAAGGCTTGGAAGCCCGAGTTCATCGCCACCCTTCGCGGCTAAGTTTCCTGCTGTTAGTGTGTGTCTCATGGTATGCCCGCCCTCGAAAGGGGGCGGGGTTTTCCTTTTACGATCATGTCCGCTCTCACCAGATTCGCCGCATCAATGTTCACTCGCTCCCGATCCGTGATCGGAGGCGAAACGATTTCCATCAACAACGGAACTGCAATTTCTGCCGTGGTCGCGGAAACCGACGAATCCCGCGACCTTGACTCAAGCGGATTCGACCGCGACCAATCCTTGACCGTCACCGTCAGCATTGCCGACTGGTCCGCGAACTATCCAGGCGGGGCGAAAGCCTATTTCGGAAAGACCGCCGTTTGTCGCGAGCGCACTTGGCGGGTTGGCGACATCAAGGCAGGGCAGTCTTTTGTGACCATTCGATTCACCAACCCGCGAAAGGGGGCTTGATGCTCACGGCAAAATTCGACATCGCCAAGCTGGCCGCGTCCGTCAAGCGGGCTGGGAAAGCATTTGGCGACACCAACCGTGGAGCAATCGCCCGCGTCGGCGTGCAAGTCTGCCGCGAGCTGGCCGTCTCGACTCAGGTTTACGGCAAGGGCGGGGCGAAGAAGAAGCAGGAGGACGCAATCGACGCCGGTATCTACGGCACCATCTGCACCGTTTCCGAGAAGCAGTTCCGCAACCTCGTTTCCGGCAAGCAGAAGCGGGCGAAGATCCGCAACCGATGGGTCGAGGTGGACGCGTCGCGCCTGCTCCGCGACCCAGATTCCGCCATGAAATGGATCGACGAACACCGAGGAGAAAATGGGCACGCCGAACGAATGCCGCAAGACACCATCGGCATTGCCAGCAAGTCCACCGTCGCCAAGGTCCGGCGCTTGCGGTTCCTGCGAGCTGGTATCGCCAAGGGCGGCTTCATCGGGGCTGGCGTCGCCATCGCTCGTCACCAAAAAGGCGCAAACCGAATCGCCATCGGCAAGAACTTCCTCGGCTACGCCCAGAAGCACGCTGACAGAGGCACAGCGCAAGCCACTGGATCGCCATTTAAGCCTATCGCCAAGCTGATCAACCGATCTCGTCACAGCGGTAGCGGCTACGTCCTGAGCGATGCGGAGAAGTCCAAGGCTATTGGCTTCGGATTCAAAAAGACCCTCGCGTGGTATCGCCACGCCGCAAAGAACGCCATCGACCAATCATAACGCCATGACCGCCGACAAAGCACTCGAAACACTCAAAGCGTGGATCACTTACCGGACCACGGATTACCCGGACCTAGCTGGAATCCCAATCATCCTCCGTGACTCCGAGCAGGAGCAACCTGGCGACGATGACGAGGGTGATGAAGGCGCTTTCGACGCTACCCACATCGTCATCAACGACACCGGCAGCGAGGAGCATCCGGTCTTGCGAGGAGTTCTGACCGTCTCAATCGAGGTGATGCTTGTTACCGCAACCGGCGATCTCGGGAAAACCGACGCGGAACACCGTGCGCTGAACGCTGGCCTTTGGAGCATTCTGGCCGACCGGTCGGCAGTCACCTACTGCGACAACCAGCCAGGATTCCGCTGCTTCGACATTCGCGGGAACGAGCCGACATCGGAGACTGGCGATGGCGTAAGAACCACGACTTTTGCGCTTTCCGTGGTCGGCGCTGCCATCCCCTGAAATCTTGATTGCCATTCGCGGTTTTAGCCACACTACATGGCCATGTCCGCTACAGTTTACGCCGCCGCCCGGTATGGAGTCGTTGATGACGACACCGCGACTGGACTTCATCTTGCAAGCTTCACGACCAACTCCGAAGTGGATGAGGCATTTGCCCTTAACCACGGCGGCAGCACCATCGGATATTCGATGTATAACGACCGCGCCACCGTGGACGTTTCTGGCGTCGTGGCAGTGAAGGCAACAGGGCTTGCGCTCAATCTCGCAAGCGTGCTTTCGCTGGCTAACGTCACTGCCGATTCGATCAACACGAACACGGCCAACCTGTTCACTACCTCGACCGGAAACGCGGGGCTGCTTGTCAAGTCGGTCAACCTTAGCCGGACGAACACTGGATTTGAAGAAGGCAGCATCGGCGGGATGTTCTTCCCGCTGATCGCGACCAACTCTCCAAGCGTGCTGGCTGATTAAGCCCGCCGCTCACCACCTGAAGAAACATGACACAGCACGCAGCCGCGATGAGTTCCAGTCATGGAACTGGCGACATCAACCTAGCTTCGGCCTTGATGGCAATGGGCATTGCCTTGGATGAGATCCAGCCTTGCGCTATCATCTCAAAGCAAGACGGCAAGGACTACGGGCGCTTCTTCCTTACTCCGATTTCCAACTGCGGGAAGTTTGAGACGATGAAGCTGCTCGATCTCTGGACGCATCCAGAGAAGATGCCAAATCAAAGGCATCCGTTTGCGTGGATTCTCGAATTGATCAATAGCCGACCGCACGTTTGTCGATCATCTGCCGACTGGCTCGACCACGCGCACGACCACCTCCAAAGCATAGGTGAGCTACCCACAGGATTTCCGCGCAGAATGGACGACATCCCAGAGATGATCGCTCGCGCTCCAGAAGCCCGTGCAAGCTACGTCCTGGCGTTCGTCCATTGCCGCGCCTTGTGCCTGTCCCTTGTGGACCGGGCACGGCGTCAGGTTCTCATGAGCAGCCGCGACGGGCGCTCGCACCAGATCATCGACAACGGACTTCCTCGGCACGTCCGAAATAACCTCATTGCACGCCTCGACGGATGACACGCGCCGAAATCCTATCGCACGCTCTTTTCGACACGGGGGGCGAAATCGACGGGCTGAAATTCGGCCCACTCTCCCAGCCGTGCCTTGTCATTCTCAAGCGGCGGAAGAATTCGCTTCTCGCTCAGTCCGACCGCGATCAGGACGACCACGAAGCAGTGGGCGAGATCCTTTTCGTTCTCTCCCGCACCCGCGAGCAGCGGGGCGCGATGTTCCGCGATGATGCCGCCGAGTGGGATCTTAAAGTGGGCGAGTTTATGGCTGCTCTCGGAGACGACACGCTCCCGAAGTTCCGCGACGAATACCTTGGACCGGCAATGCACGCACTCGCGATGGCGATGGTGGAAAGCGAGCAGCCGGGAAAGTCACAGCCGAGCCGCCAGACCTCGCCTTCTTCATCGAAGGCGCGGGCCGCGTCGGACTCGACCGATTCGCGCAAAACCTCGGGGCGCAAGACTCGCTCTGGGACGTTTCCGCCTGCGCGACTCTCCAACTCTTCCACGCCGAAGCAGTCCGCAGCGGCGCAAAGCTACGGTGGGTCAACTGGCCAGAAGCAGACCCCGAAAGGATCGCTGAGTTTGAAAGGCTCGCAGGGAAAGAAATCTTGATCGAAGGAATCTAAATTATGGCAATCGGAACCACACTGACGGTCGGCTTCGACGCAAACGCCGTTCGCAAAGGATTCTCCGGGCTTGGCGGAATGTTCAGCGGGGCAATGCGCGGCTTTCGTCAAATCGGCATAGGCGCTGCCCGCGATGTTGGAGCGAGGATGACCGACATGCTCGGGCGTGTTCTAATGGCGGTTCCCCAGGGCATCAAGGATACTCTGGATTTCGCGGGAGACCTCGACGATATGTCGCAGCAAACGGGAATGTCGGTCGAGAAGCTAGTGCTACTAAACGAGGCGTTGCGACTGTCTGGCGCGGAAGCAAGCGATACGTCCATGATGATCTCTCGCTTTGCTGACAACCTCGGGACCGCTATGCGGGAAACGGGGGCAGCGCAGGATGCTCTCCACAAGCTCGGATTCAAGGTATCCGAGTTTAAGGGCATGGCGCTAGATGAAGCCTTTGAAAAGATCGGAATCCGAGCTGGCGAAATGTCGTGGGGCATGGGGGAGCTTGAATCGACAATGGCCGATTTGTTTGGGGCTAAGATGGGCTACAAGCTAATCCGCTTCTTCAAGAACTTCGACTCTCAATCAAAGCAGGCTGAGAAAAACGTCGGGGCGCTGTCAAAGAGGATGGGGCAAAATGCAGCATCCTACGCCGAAACGGGAGACAAGCTGGACCGCTTTGCCAATAGATGGAGAGAGTTGATGACCCTTATAATTGACGCGGGCGCTGATACCGGCATCGGGTGGGCGGATGATTTCTTCGAATCAATGAGTCCCGAAAAAATCAGAACGACATTTACATTTCTACGCGAGGAAATTGCTGGTCTATTTAAGGGCGACGGAATTAGCGGAATGCTCGAGGGAATCGGCAAGCAGATTGGCGACGGGATCAAGGCGTCCCTTGGCGATACTTTTTCGCTTAAAGGTATGATGCCATCGTGGATCGGTGGAAGCGATGCCACATCCTCAACTGGCAACAACGACAAAACCATTGCACGCATGGACAGGCAGATTCAACTACTTCAAACCATCGCAACAAAGCAAGGAGGTTGGGCATGAGTGCGCGAATCCACGGGTTGAACCAGACAAGCTTTATTCCGGGGCCAGACCTCTACCTTGCCAGAGACGCGGAAGGCAAGACTACGGCAACGCGATCCTTCACTTGCCTGTCTTCGTCAGTCGGAATTCCACTGATTCAAGCAAAGCTCAAAAAAGGCACGCCGATCACGCTGCTTTGCTCGGACATTCCCCCAGAGTTTGCGGCGCTGCTGGTTGACTCAAGTTCGTCTCAAGACGCACCCGGAGGGATGACGACGGTGAGCGTCAATTTCACTGGATACGTTGATGAGGGAGAGTTTGAGTCTGATCGGGAGATCACGTATTCCCTTCGCGGCGTGACTCAAATGCGCCCCATTTGGCAGCATCCCCGATTCATCAAGGCTTTTGAGGATGAGCAGGCCATGAAAATGGGGTTGGTTAAAGTTTGCTTGGGTGAAGCGTATGCTGAAGGGGCGACCGAAGAATCCAACAAGTGGCGCGTCTACCAGATCCCGACTGATGAGGCAGTTTTTTCAGCGTGGGTATCTTCCGCTGATCGCGACAAATGGTGGCAATCTATCATCGTTGATGGAGACCGCGAATACGATTCGCCAACCTATGAATGGACGCGGGCGACATCAAACGCGGGAGGGCTTTCAAACGACGACCTCGCGCCACTAGGCAAAAAGGATGATCCGCCAGGCGATCCACCCGAGCCAGCCGGGCAAGAAGGATATTGGAAGCTTTCCGATTTGAGCGACGAGAGAACGTCAGGGCAGTCAAGCAATACGCTGACTTGGCGATTCATCGAAGGCGAACCAAAGCACTACGAGGAGGACGAGGAATGAGCAAACCGATTGTAACCACTCCCTTGAATCGAGCGCAGCGAGGCAAAGCGCCGAAGCTGTCATGGGCCAAATGGGTTGAGGATTCGATCCGAAATCTTTCATCTCAGTCGTCTCCCCCAAAGCGCCAAATCAACACCAAGGAGGCACTCCAATTCAAAATCTACGGAGTCCGCTACGACTCGTCTTCCGAAACATGGTTCTGCAAGGTCCGACCCGGATGGGTCCGCAGCCGCAACCCTGACTCCGACGCAACCGAGCCGATCAAGGATTGGATGCCAACCGCTGGCGACCCTGCCGTTGCGCTCGATGCCGAGGAGCCGCCTGAAATCGAGATCGCGGATGGGCAGACGGTTTACTGCCGCGTCACGACCACGGCGAAAGGCATCATCGAGGAAGCGCCGACAATCGAAGCTGCGACCACGCCCGAAGCAGGCGTGCATTTCCAGCCGCCGAATCAAGAGACGGAAGGCGACCTGTATTTCCCGCTTTGCAACATCACCATCGAAGGCGACCCGGAGGTTGTCACGCTCGAGCAGATCCAGCAGGGCGGGCCGATTGACGTTGTGCCGAACCTGCCTGAACTCAAGAGCGTGGGAGCGGAGCGCGAGGTCTTCAAGGGGCGGGAATCAGCAGGCGACACTTATGATTTCCGCACCCTAAAGCAATTCGACGGCGGGGCCGCTGCCCAACCGATCATTAAGCCAGAACCAGCAGATCCAGGAGCTGCTGGCGACTTGGAGGTAATCGAGTTCAAATACATAACCCAGCGAGGAACGGGTGCCGAGATAAAGGTTGTTGACGTTGCTGCAGGGGAAGGCATCCGCATTCAAGGCAATGATGTAGATGAGGATTTGGCCAATGTGCGAAAGTTCAACATTGTCGTCAAAGACGGTCTAGTCAAAAGCTTCACTAAAATTGACGATTCGGGATGGTGGGGAACGGTCGGAATCCAGTTTGACCCGAACGGCGGCACTCTGCAAACGCTTGAGCTTGATTTCGAGGACGGGAGCTTGGTGGACGTTCGATGCTCACAGGGTGTCACTGGCGACGGAACAGAAGCCGACCCCGCGCTTGTCAACTTCCAGATTGGCGACACCGACACCTGATTCCCCGCTTGCCATCATAACCAATTTACAATAGACGAAAGCCATGCCGATCACGCCAAATTCAGCACGGGCCTACTACGGCTTGCAGGCCACTGCGGAGCCGACGAAGACGCAGGTTTCGGGGACAGTCGCCATCGGCGTTCCGTCTTCGGTGATGACGCTACCAAGTGTGACGACCGCCTATTGCGTGTCGGCTACTCTCGCATCCACGGGAAACACCCTGACAATCGACACCGAAACGGGCATTGCCACCATCGGAACCGCGCCCGTTTCCCAGGTGGAAACCGCCACGGTGGTTGCCGCTGGAGGTGCGACATCGAGCGGAAACCTCGCCGTCACCGTCACGGCAGCGGGCGTCACTGGCTCGCCATTGGCAATCCCGGTCGCGCTTGTCACCGGAGTTGACACTACGGCCTCGCTCATCGCCGCGAAGGTGCGAACGGCGCTCGGGGCAAACACCGCTTTGACCGCGCTCTACACCGTGGGCGGAACCGGGGCGAATGTGGTTCTTACTCGAACCGTGGCAGCGAACAACGACGCGACTCTAAACATCGCCATTGCCGCTGGACTCGGCGTGTCGGCAATCACCACATCGACCGACACAACGGCGGGAGTCGGCGGGGTGAAGCTTACGAACAACACCGGGGACGGCAAAGACTTTGAGGGGATCAGCCTTGGGAACGCGCTTGTTGTCGCCGCCTGCATTGTTAAGGCATCAGGAACTGGCGGGATTGATGTGGATGTCGTTTCTGAGAACTACGTCTTCAATTTACAGCCCGGAGGAATTTGGATGATTGCATCGGGAAACGGAGAGTTAAACGACTTTGTAGGCAACATGGTTATTACCGCTCAAAGCAATGATGCGGCGGTTGAAGTTACAATCATCGGCCAAGTATGACCCCCGCATTCATTACCCTGCCAGAGGCGAAGAACGATAAAACGTGGGACGGCTTGACCGTCTCCCTGTCATCGGACGGAACGACGTTTGACGAGGCGCTGGCATCCGTGAAGATGACCTTCAAGCTCGCGGGCGTCGAGTCGCTGACCCTGACCAGCGCGGCCTCGCAAATCACCATCACCGACGCCAACGCATGGGAGTTTTACATCAACCCCATCTCGCGACTCACCCTCGCCGCTGGCGTCCATTCCTGGGCGATTGAAACCACTTCCAGCGCATCGCCCGCCAGCGTGCAGGACTACATCGTCGGAACCCTAGAAGTCAAAGCCGACTCGACACCATGAGCGTAACCGCGAATCTCACGACCAACGTCGAAACGATCACCGCGACCATCGTGGTTGAGGATGAGACGATCATTGCTCAGGTCAGCGCGGCACCACGCGGACCAGCGGGCGAGGCAGGCGCAGCAGGTGCAGCAGGACCAAATGCGCTCACCACCGCGACGACGACCAACCTCACCGGCTTCATCTCCGGCAACGGAACGAACATCTCTGGTGCGACTGCCGCCGCTACTACCGCCACGGCGAACACGCTGGTGCTGCGTTCTGCGACAGGCGGCGCGTCGTTTTCGGGCCTCAATACCAACTCTGGCAGCTACGCTCAAATCGGCGGCGAAAACTTCAACGTCGCGACTACCGCTAGCGCGAACCTGACTGCGACCGGCAGCGGCACCGTAATTGTGTCCGGAGCTGGCGGCACGACGATCAGCGGCGGGGCGCTGACTATCAGCGCATCAAGCGCAACCTTCGCAACCGGCAGCATCGCCACCTCGCAGCCTCTCACGCTCACGCAAACGTGGACCAACGCGGCAGTGACCTACACCGGCTTGCAGGTCAACATCACCGACTCCGGGCCGTCGAACGCGGCATCGCTGCTGGCGGATTTTCAGGTGGGCGGATCTAGTAGGTTTACAATTGGTAAAACCGGATTTACTTTTAGAGCAGCAACGATCTTTGCTGGCATTAGCTCTGATGGATCAGGCAGAATTTTGCTTAACTCTAGCACGGCAGGAGGAGTAAGAGTTTCAGGCGATCTTCA